GTTTCCCAGTCACGATCGAGAGGAGACATTTTGTCGTTCGTATTATCGATATTTGCCAAACTTGCAGAATGATCGTTTGCAGAATTATTTGATTTTGCAGATCCAAAAAGAACCCGGTCAGAGTTCGCCGCCAGCCATGCATCCTTAATGGTTTCGGTTGCAACTTCTGAATAAACAGGATTCTTTACGGCCTGAGAAGCAAGATAAGCATAACCATTAGTTGACATCTGAGCTGTAATGATATGAGTTCTGGTTCTTTCCATCATCCAATTCATAAGAGCCGGTTTTGCAGCCTTCAGGAAGTCAATGAGGGTTTTTGCGTCCTCTTCGTCATCCACAGCAACCGCGTTTCTGATATACTTAACAGGAACGGCCATACCGTCATTATTAAGCCCTTCTTCTGCCCCTTCCAGGGTTTCAGATCCCATAACACCCTCACCAGAAAGAGCATTAACCAGACTGAAAACAATCTGAAGCCCTTTTTTCGTGGAAAGATCTTCCTGAAACTGAATAATATTATTTGAGGTTTTTCCCATGTACTTTGCGTACCGGTTTTTTCTCACATACTCAGTGTAAAAATCTTTAACCCACTGAGTAACTTCATTCCTTGCCGCTGCCCTTGTTAGTGCCATTTATTCCTCTCTATCGGTCACCGAAAATTGAGCCTAAAGGATCATCATTCTCTGGCTCCTGCTTAACCACTTTACCGGTATTTTTATTCCCGGAAGGCGGGTAAGTTGTTTCCGTGACCTTTTTTATAGTTTCTTCGATTTTGCCGCCTTTTAACTCGGCGAGAATTTCGGCTTTTAATTTTTCTTTGTACGCTGCCGGGTCATTCCCGATTTCAGCAATTACAGAGTGATTCTTTGCTTTTTGGTAAGCCCATTCAGCCGGGTCCGGTTGTTTCAGCATTTCGTGATAAACAGATTTATCCTCGTTACATATACCGAGAAAAATTTGGTATTTCTCATCATAATCAGTGTGATTTCGTTTGGCTTGCGCCTCGCTTAAATCAGCCTTGATGATAAGAGTTTCTGTTTTCATGTCATCACGAAGACGGGTGATCGTTTTGTTGGGATCCGTCCAGTCAAATTCAGGTTCCTGATCTTCTTGGACCGCTGTTTCATCTGTCTTTTTCCCAATGTTCAGGTCTTTTATAATTTGCTCATATGCCTGCCTTTTTGCTTTCTCGGCATGATAAGCATTTTTAAAACCACCCTCAACCGCTTCATTGGCTTCTTTGACAACCTCATCAGACTCAGAAGTTTCTTTATCTTCGGAAACATCTTCCTCCACCGTTTCGGCGGTCTCTCCGGATTTGGTTTCAGTTTCCTCTGTTGTGGCCGAAATCGCCTCATCTTTTTCCATTTCAACAGTGTCATTCTGTTCACCAAATACGTCAAAATCATCGCCGTACTCAATCGCCCCATCATCAACAATTTCATCTGCAACTTCTTCAATTACTTCATCTGGCATTTTTTGCCTCCATTGCCCTTAAAGTCGGCATCACTGTTTTTATTGCCCGTTCCCCGGCATCGGGTTATAAAAAAACCTGAAGAACGTTAATCTGTTCAACAGGCTTGATTTTTTCAATACCTATTATTTTACTGCATCACATCTTAATGGTCCGTCTTGCAGGGTTTCCTCATTTCCTTCAAGTGGACCTGCCTTGATCATTCCATAGGCTTCGTTGTCGTGAATGGTTGTTAATTCTCCATTAACCTCAATCACTTCCATTAAATCCTGATCGCCATTTATTCCGTTTTCCATAGGTTTCTCCTTTAGAGTTTAATAGTTTCTTCTTTTTTAATAATTATAATCTTACCATGTTGAAAAGTAAGAACGATCTTACCATAAAATTTCTTATCCATCAAATCAGTTAAAATTTTGATTAACTTATTCACTACATCACCGCCTCGTCTGATTTTGTCGCTTCATGAATATCTGTGACAGTTTCGACGATCACCTGTTTTGTTTCTGCCTTTGTTTTTTGTGTCGTTGCATCATTCTTTTCTGCGGTTGATTTATCAAGCTCAATTTTTGCTGCGGCTGCGGCTTTTGCAAGTTGTCTCTGTTCATCTTCCTGCTGTTGTCTTGCCTTAAACATAGCTGCCTTTTGTTCATCGTCACCGCCCTCAATCATTTTAATAAGCTCGTCTTTGTTTCTCAACTGGCTTGCTTTTATGACGACTTCGAAAGGAACCGCATTCGGATTAGCCTGGTACATTTTAGAAAGCAGTTCAAATTGTTCATGTTGCAGGGTCAAAGTGTCACCGGCCTGATCGAGAATAATGTCAACGTCAAGTTCGTTTACCGGGTTTTCAATTCCTACAACAGTGTCAAGCCTCGGATCATTCTGAACATATGGCGGGAGCTGGTCAAACTCTTCCTGTCCAACTTCTTCTATAAATTTATCTCTGGCTGTTATTTCCCTGTTTAGTCCAGTAAATTTAATCTTTGAATCGTCACCTAATACCCTGATCCATTTCGGCTCAGTCCAAGTCTGTTTTATCCTGTTAAACATTTTTCTGTAAACATTGAGCTTACAGTTTCCGTGTCCATCAAACAAAGATCCAAGGTCAACTACACCTCCCTGTTGTAATGATTGAACAGCTTTCCCGGATAACGGAGCAGGGATCTGCCCTTGCATAACAGAGTTTGCGCCCTGCTGATCAATTTCCCCTTTGGCCTCCTGAAGAAAAGCAAGCTGTCCCTGTGCCATGTCGTTTGTATTTACAAAACCGAAATCTTTGTTAAATTCACCGACTGAAAATTCGAGATGTCCATCAGCTTTTTGAGCCTCTTTTTTAAGCTTTGAAACATCAGCAACAGCGCCTTGATTACCCCATGTTTGACGACTTGAAACAAAATGAAGACCTTTAGACCGTCTGTGATTAATTTCGTCCTGCGGGTCAAGATAACTTGCAACTTCTCCGTATCTTCTACCAAGTCTATCAATAAAAGCTGATTCGATAACAAACTGGCTTTCTGGTTCCTGGTATTCATCAAGATAAGTTGACACTCTTGGTGTTATAGCAAATCCGCCACCAGAAAAAACAGCATACCACCATTCACCTTTATGCTTGAAGTATTCAAAAAATACCCGGATTCTTTTTCGCTTCTTATCAATGAAATAATATGGTTTGTCTTCGAAAGTGTCAGAATCGCTCAACTCGTCAAATGAAAAAAATTCATCTGGTGCTTCAGGGTATTCAATTCTGGCCTCAGCAACATCCATCCAGTCAAGAGTTCCATGCCAATTATTATCGGACGCATCAAGTTCTCTTGAGTGAACATCCAAAAAAAACCGGTCCCACATAATCCGGTTATGCTCTACATATTCCTTACCGCCTTTTTTGGTAATTATAACCTCGTGAATTTCAGTACCTTCAACAAGGTAATTTTGAAACCCGGCGCTGAATTTTTTATCTGAATTGTTTCGTTCTTCGACGTACCTCAAGGCATCGGTCGAAACCTCTCCTGATTCGTCGTCACTTGGTTCTCTCGGGAGTGCTTTCGGGTCTGTCCTGTTTTGGGTTTCCATGCCCTTTAGGAACTGAACTTTAGGCTTTACACGGTTTATTGTTATAACCGGTTCTCTTCGGTTTTTCTTTGCTCTGGCTTCGTCGTCTGTCCATTGCCTGCCGTCGTAATAATCTCTGGCTTTCTCGGATTCATACCTTGCCTCAACAGTTCCGTCAAGATACTCTTTCACGTTATCCTTAAGCTGAATAAGCATCTGGTCAAGGTCTAATTCTTCCGGGGTTGTATCTTCAACAATGGCTGTTTGTGGCATTATGCTAACCTCCAGCTTTCTCCGTTATCATCTTTAAAATATCCATCTGAAGGAGAGTCCGTTTTTTTGGTTGGAATAGGCGCAATAAAAGGATTACTCATACACCCATATCTTGTTTCATCTGCTGCGTGGTCTTCCATTTTAGTATTTAAATCCTCCGGTTTTGCTTCGTCGTGCTGTAAAGCCGGTATTGTCCGGATTGAATCATAACATGTCTTAAATATCAGAATCATTGGTTTATTGTCAATACCATTTATTCTTGACCTCAATTGATCCCACCCGGCGACCCTGGAATTGTCAGCCCTGCGGAAGTATATTTTTTTAAATGCAAACCTCAGGGCCAGTGATCGTGACTGGGAAAC